CTGAGTACGCTCAAAATCTGTACCAACGGATTCAAGGTCTGTCTCATATTTATTCTTACGCTCATAGTATGTCTGCATATCAGCAGCAACCTGTGCTTCACGTAAGAAATCATCTACTTGTTTGTTTTGACGTAGACCCATATCAGTCATAGTTCGATAAGCGTCCCAAGAGAATCCGCCCTTGTGAGGTATCAAGAACGTTGCGCCTTGCTTATATTGCTTGAATAGTTCTTGATTTTGGTTTACAAAGTCACCAGATTCTTGTGCGTAACGGAAATATGCAACGGTATCTCGCTCTGATTCTGATACCGTAAATGGCATTTGGTCTGGGAACAAACGTACCCATTCCTCCATAGCCTTGTCGTAATCGCCAGTTTTATCTAGGATTCCATACCATACTTGCTTGAAGGAAGCCTCACCGTTGTCACGTACCCAGTTAGCCATATCGCTCTTGAGTTGAACTTGTGGTGATGCTGGAGCTACGAATCCATAAACAACGCGTAATCCTAGGATTCCAAGGGTTATGTTCTTTATTCTACGACGGTACTCATCAAGTTCTGCTGCGGTAAATGGTACTGCAACTTCATTACCAAGTTCATCCTTGGTGTACTTCTGCTTTAAGCCATTACCCGAAGCCTCAAGGTAAGTAACTGCCTTGCGCCAAGCGCTGGCATATTGACCATCGCGGTCATTTTGATTCATTGCCGCATAAATACGGTTGATATGAGCTGGCAAGAACGCAGAAACCATAGGTTGACCTTCTGCGTATTTACCTAGAGTTACTCTAGTGATGGTATCTGCTGCACCTGGTGAGAAAATACCAACTAGATTGGACAAAACCTTGATTGAAACGCCAGATAAAGGACCGGCTAATGTAGGAACTACAGAATCAATGCTCAATGAAGGCGTAATCATCTTGAGTTTTGCACCAAATTCCACAGGAAGTGGCGCTTTGAACTCTGCTGGTACACCCAAAGCCGTCATTGCGGTCTGAACAGCACGATAAACCTGTTGAACTCCAGGATATAGGAAGTAATCTTCTCCCTGGTCGTCCTTTTGTACCCAACCTGAGTGCGTAATTCCCTCATATGTGAGCGCTGCACGAGCTAAAGACTCTGGGTTGTACCTTACAGCACGATAAAAGCGACGATAAAAGTCTTCAGTTGCACGATAGAAACGTGCAAAGTTACGAACACCAAACGCTAACTGGCTTTGTACTGCTGGGTTATCCACAAAAGCAAGGATTTGTAGACGCGCTCTGTCTTCTGCAATCTCTGCAAGTTTACGACGAGCAGTGGTTTCAGCTTTTACTAAACCATCTGCGTCTGTAATTCCCTTTTTGTATGAAGCAATGAAGGCATCCTCAAATCCGGTTGACTTAAATTGCTTGCGAATCTTAATCATTTCAGCTAGAACCATTGGTTCACGTGAGAACCTAGCGTTAGCGTTTCCTAGCCAATCCCAACCCCACTCCATAATGGAGGATGCGTAGTTATCCGAATCTGCGATTGGAACTAAAGACGGACCAACGAGATATTCTGGCAAATCTGTATCTATCTTAGGTAGGTCATCCATTGATAAACTACCCGATATCTTAAATTCACCGGTTACATCGTCAATAACGCGTACCTTGTTTAACAAGTCGTTATTTAATGAACCATCGCGCTTGATAAATAATTGCTTTGCTGCATCATAAATGCGCTGTGCGTGTTCTTGTTTAGATATACCGTTCTCTTCTAAACGAAATGCTGATACCAGCTTTGCGTTCTGTGGGTCATCTAGCCAGTTAAAAATCTTAGTTACTGCTGCCGCTTCGCCTGCTGCATTGTCTGCCAGGTTTGCTACAGCAATAGCACCTAGTTTGTCATTTGAATAATATCCAATACGCATTAACCAGGCTACAAGGGTAGATTCATCAGCTACGGTAGGAACCATTTCCTTGAATCTGCCACCACGGGCACGACGGAAATTAGATGGTAATGTGTAGGAAAGTTCTCCTGTACGAACCTTGTTTTTGCGAGCAAAGTTAATCGTTCTGTTGTAAGAATCTATACCAGTAAATGCTTGACGTCCACCTTCGACCACATCGGCTAAGGCGTTATCTAAATCACCAAAACGAATCTGCTCAGCAAGAAGTTCGCGGTCTGCTTTTGTTAATTTTGCTAGACCTACTCGTTCGTTAAATCGTGCAATCTTGCCTTCGTTAATTGCGGTAGCAAGGATTTCACGAACTTTCTTTATGTCACCTTGTGCTGCTTCAATCGCAGCTCCATAAGCCTTTGCTTCTTTTTTATTGACAAATCGCATTACACCGCCAAGTGGATTAGCAGCAACGCTTTTCATTCCGGTCAAGCCCTTTTCGACTTGAGCAGCCGTGCGTAGGCGAGTGGACAATGCACGTCCCTTTACCAATCCCCACGGTGATTCACCAATAGCAAGATGAACCAATAAATCTTCTGTTGCGTTACGGACAGCGTAACGTGGACCAGCTAATGTCAAGAATGACCAAGCTGAAGTCATCTTCTCTACCCATTGAGAAGAGCCAACGCCGACCATCCATTGAATAAGACCTGAACGCGAAGCGGCTCTATCTAAATCGCGTAGGCTAAGCGTAGTAACCGAGTTAGAGATATCAGAAAGAATTAAACCTACAGATTCTCCATTAGGCAAAAGCGAAGGGTTGTAACCATCAGCATTACGTGCAGCGTGAATTGGCTTCAGGCGACCAGTAATCTCATCGACAATAGTCTTGCCTTCTTTAGTTATATTAAGACCGCGAATATCTGCGATGGTTCCTTGTAAGCCATAGAAGATTTCTTTACGCTTGCCAACTTCTGCTGCGCTAAATGCTTCAGAAATCAATTTTGACTCACGTTGTGGTAGTACCAAACGAGCTAACTGATATACCTTAGTTTGTGCGTCCTTAGAAGTTACATCAAATTGATTACCTTCAAAAAATGGGATACGCTCAAACTTAGACTTAAATCTATCTAGGCGACGTTGAATCATAGCTGTTGAGAATCTAGCTACGCCTTTTGATGATTGCTCAGCAGTTACTTGTTCAACAATTTCTTTACGACCATTGATTAGTTTTTCTGCTATACCATCAGTAGTTGAAGCTCCACCAAAGAACAAATCATCTACAAACTTAGGACCGATACGGTCAAGGTTAAATACCTTGTTAGCGCCAGTAACCGTTGCTATACGCATACGACGTAGTGGGTCTAGTCTTGGAATAAGGACGCGCTTGCGACCAATTTGACCAGAGAATATCTCATCTACTTGCTTTGCATTAGAAAAGAATGCTTTAGCTGTAAGTGCATTTTCTACGGGAACATCTGCTTTTAGAAAAGCATTTACTACTGCTGGTCCAAATTCAGGAGCCATAGTTTTAAGAGCGTTACGAGCCTGCATCATTTCTGTAGCAGAGTTCTTATCTGTTGCCTCTTTAAGTTTCTTTAGATTAGCTCCATATTGATTCCAGAATGCTTGTACCTGTGGTTTGGCAAATACTTCATCTACTTTATTGCCGCCAATAACAACATCTACAGCATACTTAGATACATCATATGCTCGTTTTGCCCTACCAGCTACAAGCGTTGGGTCAGCAATAATTCTAAATGCAGCATCTGTAAACCCAGATATTGCCTTGTATAAAAGACCAGAACCTTCTAACTGACCTGGAAGTAAAAAGTTTGCTAATTGACGACCAGGTGAATACTTAGCGGCTTGTACAGCATCAAGTGCGTCTTGGAATATTCCGCCGTCTAGTTTTCCGTCTTGAGTCTTAAATCCAGTTTGCGCTACTCTAGCTACTTGCTTTTCTTCTTCGGTACCATTGTTGATGATATCGGATAGCTTTTCGCCTTTTGATATTCTAATGGCAACGTTAATATTTGCGTTACCAAATTTACGGCGAGCATCTTCAATGCGTCCTTTATTAAATACTAATTCACCGTTATCGTTTGCTTCATCCCAGGCAAATCCAATATCACCGCGTGACAAAGGAATAGCTGCGGCACGATATGCACGAGTTGTCAAATCTGACAATTCGGTTATTACGTTAATTGCGCCACCAAATGTGTAGTGCCACGCAGTAGAAAGCCATCCGCGACGCGGTGCTGGCTCAGTACCGGCAAAGTTAGTTAGAGCCGCTTGTTGCGCTGGTGTCTTTGAGTTAAACGCTTCATTAGCAACTTTTGCTGGTAAATTAGAAAGCTCTCTATGGTTAGCGATTGTCTTGCTTAAATCCTCAATTCGCTTACGCTCTTCAGGAGTTAAACCAGCAGCGGCTGCGGCTGCGGTAAGTTTGTCAGCCACTAATCACCTCGTGCTAGAGCTTGCTGGTAAAGAATTGCTATTTCACCAGTAGTGTCAAAGGGAATCATTTTTGCTAGAGCATCTGATGTTTTTTGTGTTACTTTATTTATACCTAGCGCTGAACTTCCAGGACCTGGGCCTATATCAATACCAGAAGTAATATCTTCGCCTGGTCTTTGCGTTGGTGCAAACAATGGAGTAATGGGAGTTTGTGCTGCAACTTCGCGCACTTGGCTTGCTGGTATACCTTTAACGTCTGGAGTTTTTGAAAGTGGAGCACCTGCTTTAATTGCTGCTGTCTCAACGCCTTCACTATAAAATGCTGATGGCATAGTTAATTGGTCTGTTCTGACGGCAAACGGACCAGGACCTGAAGCTCCAGCCAATGGATTCATTGGTTGTTCAGCCATTATTGTCCTCCATCGTTTCTAAATCTGTTGTAAATTGTTCCCAAACTTCACTAACTTGGTTTTCTCTAATTGTGTTGTAAACCGTTAATTCTAAAATCTCTTCCGAGAAAGCGTGTAATGCGCTCATTATGTTATGAAATAAACCTGCAAAAATTACTAAGATATGACCGAGACCGATAGAGCGCGGTATATGATTATGGTCTTTATCCACGCTCTATCCTCTCAGTTAAAAATTACTAAGCCTTCTTGCCCTTACGTCCGGCAGGGGCATATCCGAATTTCACTTCTCCGCCTTTTGGCTTTGATGTGTCCTTCTTGCCTTCTGTTGGCTTCTGCATAGGAGCAGCAGCGCGACCACCTTTTTTCATTTAGCACCTCCTTCGGCTATGCTCAACCTGCGATTTGCGCGAGCAATGTTGCTACGTCTGGACGAGCGCCAGCAGCAGGGGCCGCACCAGTCATTTGTTCTGGAGTTGGCTGCGAGGCAGGGGCTGGGGCCATACCTGCTGCTGGAACTTGACCGCCCATCATTTCTGCTGGGACTTCTGGTTGTTCTGGAGCGAAAACTTCTTCAACGATAGTTTCTATCGCTTTGCCTTTTTGTCTACCTTTGATAACTTCAGCAATCCTTGAAACAATTTGCGAAGGGTCTTGGCCTTGCGCTGCAAGTGCGGGTATAGCTTGTGCATACTGAGCAACAGCAACACGCAAACTATCACGCATTTCTTCGATATCAACACGCTGTTCTTCTTGGGTGACATTTAACTCCATTGGGATTTCACGACGTACATAATCACGAGATACGAGTTTATCGCTTCTCATTTGTAGCAAAGCAATAATTGCACGGTTGGGGTCCATACCGGACATAATTCCGTAACGAACATCAACACCGTATTCTCCGCCGATAGCCTTAGAAGGTACATACTTCATTGAGAATGGAGTACCGTCTTCGCTTCCACGAATTTCCTTGGTCATAGAACCAAAAATCTTTTCATCTACTTCAAAGCAGATAGCAACCATCTCAGTAAAGAGACGAGCAAATTGAGCTTGAGCCGAACGAATCTGTGTATCAAATCCAGCCTGTAGCGCTTGTACGCCGCGACCTGTAACAACAGATGCGTCTAGGTTGCCACTTCTAACTTCTGGATAACGTGAACCAAGACGTAGTTCTCGTTCCAATACGCCAGATTCTGTAAATACTCCAGGTGGAAGTTCTAGCGGCACACGACGGATTGCCTGTGGGTTAGCAGAGCGCATAATGGAATCAGGGCCAAGTGCGAGTTCTTGTACATCCTGCGGGATTGCGATAGGAGCTTGGATGCTCTTCTCTGCTGCTTGAATTTGCAGAACTGCAAATCGGGCACGTGCAAGTTGTACCGCTAGAACATCATCGAACTGACCACGAGCTTCACCATCAAGAGAGGCCCGAACCGCGACAGAGGCGAGGCATTTGCCAATCGGATTCGGGATATTTGCAAGGATAAGGTTTTGTCGTTCTGGAACGAAAATCAAATCCTGGTCTTTGTCGTGGTAACGAACTAAAGATAATAACGGTGTATTTTGTGCGTAGGTATTTCGACCTAGGAGTTCTTTTGCGAACTCTGGGTATTGGGCTGAGAGAGTTTCTGCATCAGACTGAACAACCTGAGTGATTGAGATGCACCGACCGAATCTGTCGATTTCCGGGTAAACACCGAACGGATTAAGTAGACGAATACGCGGATTGTTAGTTTCATAATCCATCTCCACTATTGCTGGAAGCATTCCGTAGGTGTTAAACCAGTCAGCACCAGAGTACATCTGAATCTGTAAATCGCTAGATGCAACATAGTAGTTTGCAATACGTGTTCTAGTATCCGCTGCTTTACGTGCTGCATCGGAAACCATATTGGTTGCAGAACATTCAAAGGCAGGAAGTGGTGCCATTGCTTCTGCCAGGTCACGTGCAGCTACGTCGATAAAGTTAGCAACTAATGGTTTTGGATAATCCTCTGAGAACATAGCAGGATAGACCTTGGAGATATCTCCTTGGCGCACGGAAAGCACGTCGCGCATACGCTGGTCGCGTTTAGCGTAACGAGTTTGAAGTCGTGCTACCTTTGCAATGACCTCTTTGGCGTTTAACATTTTACCTACTTCTTCTTAGACTTCTTTACGGTAATCATTGGCTTCTTGCTAAAGCCTTTCATACCGACGTCGCTATCTCCGGGGTAGCGCTTATTCTTAGATGGAAGGGTCTTGCCCTTCATAATTGCAGCATCTAGTGCGTTCATCTTCTTTTTGGCTGCCATTGTTATCCTAATATCCGCTAATAAACTTATTCATTTTCTTTTTTGCTTCGCGCTTTGCAATACCTGTAGCGCGTGTCGCAGTTCTAGACCTTTCAGTGCCAATTTGACGCGCTGTAGACTTGAGTGCTTGAGAAATTGCTTTCTTTGTTTGAGATGCAGACATACCAGCAGCCTGTGCTCGCTTCATCAAAAGGTCATAAGCATCTGAATCTACATTACTATAACGAGCCTTTGCAGTACTTTTGACGAGATTTTTTTCGTCACTTTCATATGCTTGATACACTTCTTTTTTAGTTGCATTTTTAATTTTTGTTTTCTTGGCTTTTTCTAAGGCTTTTGCTTTTTCCCAGCCAGTACTAGTTACGCGCTCTCCAACTTCGCCTTTGCTAGGCTTATCAAAATAATCTGTTTTTTTGCCATAAGCTTTTTGTTTTGCTTTTTTTGCTTTATCTGACGCTGATGCCATTAGATGAACTGCCTCTCTTGTTCTCCTAGTAGTTGGTCAATGTTGACTACTATTCGTTTGCCTTTTTCCGCCCTTGAAAGAAACGGATTGTTTAAGTGATGTTTTTGATATAAGCCAACATTGAGCCATTCTCTGGCTTTGATTTCGCAGAACCAAAGAGCCATCACTAAATCTGTTTTACCCTTAGTCGTCGGAGACCAGGTAATAAGTTGCTCGATAAGAGCCTTGATATTCTCTGTTGAATCAGACGGCAGGTGAATCAGATTATCTCTATGATGCTTGCCGTCTTGTTGTTTTGTTCCAAACAATGTAGACATAGATGCAACACCAAACCCGGAATCCCATTTATTGTTTCCGGTGTGATGCTCTCTTAGTACAACTCCCTTAGTAGCGAGGAATTGTCTAATTCCTTCGTCTTGGGTAAGGAAGGACTGAAAAGCATTACGTTCGACAACCCACTCGGCTGGAGTGTAAAGATTAGTCCAATCGGTGATAAGTTGGCGAATCTGCGATGGTGTAGGACGCGTGATTTTAACAGCGTCAACAATAAACCTTTTATGAGAGATACGGTCAACTGCGTAACATACCGCTGCTGTGTCTCCGACCATAGCCGGGTCGAGGCCACAGACGATACTGAAACCATTGAGGTCTTTGGGGTGACCAGGATTGCCAGGTACCAGACGTCCTGCTTTTCGCATTCCATCAATAGAACCTCTCACGCATACTGGGTCAAAGATTGCATCATCGG